GCCGCTCCGCTGATAACGCCGGAAGGCGCTCCTTCTGCTTGTACTAACTTCGTAACATTCCCGCCAATTGGCGTAAATTCAGTTTCGCCGAGTGAATCTACACGAACTTCAATCCATTTATCTACAACCAATTCACCAGTATTTCCGCCAGCGCTATCCTTAGTTGTAATCGTGCAGTCGGTCATATCAGACAGCGAAGAAGTGCCGCCCCGATTGTTCCAGATCAAAAACGTTTTGTCAGCAGAGATACTTCCCGCATCAACAGTACCTAAATCCCATTGAGTTTGCTGAGTAGTATTCGTTGCGTCATACCAAAGTACTTGTGGTGCCGCCATATCATATCATCCCCTTGTCAAATTTTAATTTCAATTTGTACCGTCAGTCCTCTAATTTTGTCGTCAGCATTATTAAAGAAGACTTTGAAATAGTCACCCTCATTAACTAAAGTGCTCAACACATCCACCATTTCACTATTTTTACTGTTTGCAGGAATTTCGAACGTTGCCACGCTTTCCCATTCTGGGAGTCCCGACTTAAAATCCTGTTCCGACATCTTCAGAACGGTTGCCTGTGTCGTAATTGTCGTTCCGGCCTCATCACAATGGGCATAAACATTCGTAATTGTCCCACTTAAGGGGAAGCGAATCGTTGGTCTTGCATAACCGCCCAACGGAACTTCGACAAAGAGCGCAATTACTCTAACATCAAGCTTGGTGTGAAGTTTTGTAAAATCTTCTTTTCTCATCAATCCGTCGATCCCATCGTTGACTACAGGGATTGAGCCACCAACATAGTTGTCAATCAATTCCCATTTGTGATCAACGATTCCATCGTATCTATAAATGTTTCCTGTGGATTTCACCATAACCCGACTACCATTCTCGGGGTTTGGATACATTAAACCAATATCTTGTTCTCTTTCTACAGGAGGCAAGTAGATCATGATTGTTGAGTTATGCGCTTCAACAGCCTTGTCTATGGCCTCATTCGTTCGTTCAGTGGCCTCTTTTGCTTCCTCAGTAGCTTGTCGAGCCTTATTTGTGGCGTCAATAACCTGATCTCTAATGTCATAATAATCGGCCACCTTGTCTTCCACGTTTTCGAGTTTATCTTTGGCATCTTCTATAATTTCATCTAACGATTCAACAACATTATTCTTCCCATCGTAATGATAAATTCTGCTAGAAGGGTACTGAATCAAACCCCTGCCAAGGTAGCTCACATTAACATGCGCACCTTCTTTGGCAGAATTGAACTCAATAACACCCGTTGAATAATTCACAAAAAATTCATCTGGCTCGATGCTCTTCTTGGGAGGACCGTCATAATTAATTTCTTTCATTCCTGCAATTTTTACCCTATGGAGCTTGTCGGGAACTTCAGCGAGAATAACCCTGCCATTTGTAACCTTTAAATATTCCACCACAGGAACATATGGATCATCTGGTGTCCCTTTTCTCCACTCAATATGAATAGGGTCTAAAAAACCATATTGTGAGTACGGCATTCTGTCACCTCCTTTTATCCGCCAATAATTACATTGCTGCTTCCTTGATTGATCGTCGTCGTTGTTCCGGCGTGTGTTGTCACATTAGAGCCATTCACGGCCACCAATTTACCGTTCACATAAACGTTGCGATTGTTGCCAGCAGAAACCGAACCGTTTACCCCTGAGTGAGCGACAATGTTTCTCACTGTGCCGCTTGGGGGATCATATGAATCAATTTCATTTGTGGCATCTCCCTGAAGAACAGGATTGGAGCCATTTACGTAAACATTGGAGGGGCTTGCAATACAAACTCCGTTTATTCTTGCGTCAGTAGCATGAGGAATCCAATCGTAAATCGGATCGCCACCCCCCCATCCATCTGGTATGCCGTCACCATCATAGTCAATCGGGTAAGTTGGCGTATAGCTTCCCGTAAATTCCCACCGTTCATATGTGACGTGACCAGCCGCCACAGATTGATTAAATGTGCTATTGTTTAAAGCAACTCCTGCCATAATAAGATCACCTCATTAGTTGAGATCGATTCTCGTGCCAACAATCCTTACACCATTCGAGGAGATTTCAATATAGTTGTTTGCGTCAACTTCAAGTCTAATTGACGTATTTGATGCAACTCTCACTTTTCTGCCAATAGATTCGATAAGGATGCCATCAGTTCCAGTGTATCCGGGAAAATGGATTCTCCTTATGTTTCCAGTTACAGTCATCTCAAATTTCCAAGCATCAGGGTCTTTGATGATCCACCCAATTTCATCGCCCTGCTGATTACTGCCAATACCCATTTTAATTTTCGGAACACCATCATATCTGCCTGAAAGATCATCAAGATAGATCGCCATCTTTTCCATGTTACTGACACCATTTCCAGATAAAAATTTAATAAATTGATCTTTGATGTGAATATGGTCTTGAGGGTCTTTTGAATCAAGCGTTCTCAATTCATTGACCGTGAGATTGTTTACGAATGATCCATCATCTAACTCTATGGCATTGGTGTCATCGTCTGAAATAACAAGCTTTCTGGCTCTTAATGTTCCATCAGTGTCAATCCAAAGCCTTTGCTCTCCGCGAACATTGATAGCTATACCTTCATTGGCATTTAGTCTGATTTGTTCTCCATTCCGCCCATTGATCGTAATGCCTGTGAGAGCATCAAAAATGATGGCATCACCAAGATTGCCATCAAGAATGCGCAACTGCTTCGTATGAAGTTGTTCTGCATATAATTTTCCGTCCGTTCCAACATAAAATCTTGGTTGCCAAATTTGATTTTGCGCAGTACCAATGTTTTCTTCAATTTTAATGCCAAATGTTGCATTTAATGTAGTTCTGTATTTAAAGTCGCCTTTTGTTACGACGACGCCATTTAAAGCATCGATTACCGTATTATTATAATTTCTTCCTAATTGCAGCGAACTTCTTTCCAAGAAATCTGCCAGCTTACTTCTTCCATTTTCGTATGCCTGATAAAAATCTTCCCATTTTTTATGGAAGATTGTTCGGGTCGAATTGAGATCAGTGACAATATTGGTTGTGGCGTTCATATCTGCGAAAATTGGTGCCAAATAAGCATTCAGCGCATTGTATGCTTCATCTAACGCATTGCCAGTCGCGACTAATTGATCTCTCGCTTCTGTCAGTCCGTAGTAATAGGAATCCCTGTCATTATAAATAGTGGTTGCATACTTGGCTATTGTCGATTTGAGTTCGGTGTACTGTTTCGTAATGTTTTTAAACTGATTTGCGAGAGTGATTTTTTCCGGCGCAGTAATTACATTGTCAAGAATAATGTAATCCAATACGGAGAAATCCAACTGAAGCGAATCTACGTCGAGTAAAACGCCACCTTTTTTAGTTTCAATTCGCAATCGTCTTGCAACCAAATCCTCTGCAATCAACGTGCCGTCTTCATAGGCTGAGTTACCAATCGATGCATAAACTTTGTTTACCCAACGGTTGTTTTCCCATTTTTGAAGCGCAAGTCCGTTTGTGGCATTTAACCACGCTCGGTACTTTCCATCGCTGCGCAACGCAATAAACCCATAATCTCCAATAACCACATTATTATAAAATTCGCCCATGTTTAGACCAGAATAGAACTGTGCATCTTCGATTTTGTTTCTTAAGTCTTTTTCCGCATCATAATAAGCTTTGAATTTTGCAATAAACTCTCCACGATCTGCAATCTCGCTTGTTGTTTCAGTGAGGGGGTCATTAACGTCAATGTTAAGGGGGTCAAAACTGACGATCTTGATGTACTGCGTCATATAATCCAGCAGATCGTTATAGGCGTTTGTTAGATTATCGGTGGAGTACAGGTTGGTGGTACTAGGGGTTCTCTCGAAAAATTGAGATTCCGTATTAAGGATCGCATCTCTCCATGACTTCTGGTATTTCGCGGCTTGTTCAAGCATCCGCTTATATCCTGCCTCGATCTTATAAAGTTCAGTAATAATCTGCATTTTTTCAATGGTGGTCAGCTTGCTGTCCATCACAATATTTTCAAAATCGCCGAGATCAAGATAATTGTTTTCAGCGTCGATTATTGTCTTTCCAATATTGTTCACGATCTTAATATTTTCTGCGACAAGATACCGAGTATATAGCGTACCGTCCGTATTCGCCCACAAGACTTTCTCCCAACCATCGGGAAAGTTTGTTAAGTCAGTGGTCACTCTGGCGACTTCAATACCCTTGCAATCCGTCAGACTCACTCTCGTATGCTCATTAAATGATACAAGTCCAAAGCATTCGTTAGCTGCACCGTCTTCAGATACAAGACCCAATTTCATTACAAGGGTTCCATTTCTATCAAAAATCTCACCTTTTGAGCCTTGCCACTTTACAATGCCATGCTCGTCCTCAATGGCAAGATTGACCCCCATGATTACCTTACCATAGATTCTTTCACCCACGACGCCTGTGCCAGTAATTGCATGCTTCCACGTGTTGCCGCCATCGTTTGTAATAGCAATCAATCCGTTCAAGCCAACCAGATAAGTCATCGGATCATTCGGGTCGCGAATAATAAGGCCTCTATCGGAAATCTCAACAACCTGATTCTTTGCTCCAAGGATAGCTTGTTTGTTCGCATCCCAAATGCTGTTGATGATTTGATTGATTGCACCCTTATTCTCCATTGACAAGTCCCATTTCCACTTGTCAATAGTGATCTGTGTTGAACTGCCGTATCCTTTATACAGCATTTCAAGGAACTTATCTCTATTCGAATAAAGGTCTTTTACATTGCTGATTGTAATATTAATGTTGCTATTCTCGAAATCATACTCAATTTCTGTGATTTTCGCTTGATACAAAATTTCTAATCGTTGATGCTCAATTTTAATTACATCGCCCAAACCAAGTTTGTCCCAATTTCGTTGTTCGGTAATCATCTCAAGAAAATTTACAAGATTAATTTTTAGAGTTACTTTTTGTTGTCTTAATTCTTCAAAGATTTTCATACCTTCATTGAGAAGGTCTTCAGCATTATCAATATTATTATCTTGCCACTCTCTCTCAATAATATATTGATTTCTTTCAGCAATTTGATCAGGAGTAAAATTATTCTCCAAAGATAACAGTTCTCTAAGCTCTTCAATTTCATTCATCACAGCTTGGAGATCAGCTTTGGCGAGAGAAACCTCGATTTCTTTGGCAGACAATTCCGCCTTCTTTGCCTCAATTTCTATAAGCTTCGCATTTAACTCTGCCATTAACGATTGAAGATTAGACCTTAATAACGTTGTATCTTCGCCATTATTGTCAGCATAATCAATCTCGTCTTCTAATTTTGAAATTCTTGTGTTAAGAACATCTCTATCGTCAAGCAAAACTTTAAGTTGAGTATTAAGCTCATCTCTTTGATTTGTTTTAAGATTAAGGATTTCATTTCGTGTCGTTCTCTTAGCAATTAGTTCCTTGAACTTTGTCTGATTTTGTTCGATCAGTTCATTGTGCAATATAATTGCATGACAAAGTTCATCCGACATGTAGTCACTGTGCTCAACCACAGTGTAACTTCCATCTTCATGTTTAATTTCTTTGTATGGATACATAAAATACCTAAAATCTTCGAGATATCCCGTACCAATTGGATTTACCTCATGAATACTAATACTTTCTTTCCCATACAGCTTCAATCTAGTAATAATTTCTTCTGAATTATCCTCTTGATTAATGCTTTCAAGATATTTTCCCATCTTAATTTTAAAGCCCTTATTCTGGCCCACAGAATCAGGCCTATAAAAGCCGATCCGTCTGTCAATGGTATCCCATACCACGAGCGCATTAAACGTCTTGGCGACCTCAAATATGACCTCTAGGACGGTGTTCGAAGTAACCTCTAGTCCGCGTCGCTTCAGGTCAAATTCAGAATCAATATATCCAACACGCCAAATCGTATCTTTTAAAATATCCGTCAACAATTCAGTGGCCGTTAACGAAACAGCTTTATAGTCGCGCAGAATCTTATCATTTAACTCATATCCAATTGAATAGCATTTTACTTCAAGTTCTTCTCCGTTCCCGTCTCCGGTTCTAATAACTTGAGTAACAATAAAATATTCTTGATAACTGCCCATAACAAGTTTAATCAAATATCTCCCACGCATTTTATCTGCATTTTCGTTTCTTTGCATCTGATGATGTCTTTCTACAAAAACAGGTAGCGTAAAGTTTAATTCGTTGAGTGCTCCAAGCTTTTGGTCAAATACAATATTGTATGCCTCATTCATCTTAGCGATAATTTGCTTGTTAGGTCTACATAAAAATAACTGACCTTTAATTGGCTTTTTATTAAGATCAATTTCACCAAGTCGTGCCATCAAATCACCTCTCTCGCATTATCCTTGCAACAATTTAAACTCATGTCGAATCGACAATTCAAAATCGCCTTCTCCTGTCAAAAAATTTTCTCCGACCTCAAGCTGCAAAAACTCATTATTATGATTGTCATACCGATATACCATCGGAAGGCTTGACACAATATCTTCGTTTTCGCAATCAATATAAACCGTTTCATCTTTATTTAGATTCGCTAACTCCAATATCTGACCATTTGTTTCATTGTAAAGGCGAATCGTTCCAGCAGAATTTCTTTTGGTGATCCAAAGTTCAGGTTTGCATACATCATCACCAATGTTGTCAATAACATAAGAACCTTTAAAGGAAGCGGAAAAATTGTAAAAAACCGGACTCACACCGCCGCCGCTAGTGAGAACAACTTTATATTGAAATTTACAATTGTTTAACCCATAAAATGTATCCTTAAAATATTCTGCTTCATTAGCAACCTGATTAATTTTTATCCAAGGCTCCCAAGTCGATCCGTCATATGAAATTCTAACGAATACATCGACAGAGCCATCGTTATTCTGATACGCATAGTCAAAAGCATTTTCATATACTTCAAATTGCGAATTTATATTATACACTGGCGAAACATATGTCCCTACGTTCAAATACAAGTCAGACCACTTCATTTGAAGCCTCCTCCCATAAAAAAATAAGGCCACCCCGAAGGATAGCCTTATTTTCAGCCAACAATCCCAAACGGAACAAAGTAACAGCTAACGCCTTTTACTTTCCATTGGACTGTTGAATATGTGCGAAATGCAGTTGTCCCACTTTGAACAACGGCGCCTTCTACGTGAACCCATTGAGGTTCATTATTGCCGGAAGTCCCTGCGGTAGTACAACGGTAATAGTGCAATTTGTATCCATCGGTTTGAACTACTAAGTCGCCGACTTTATATTGAAAATTTGGTTTCCATTGCTGGACACCTTGAAGATCAAAGGTGATGCTGCCTCCAACGTCAAATGTCGGCTCTACAGTGCCACTTGTGCCAGACATAACACACTCAAAATAATAACCAACATCGCTATTGGGGACGACAATATCTCCGGCCTGATAAGTTTTCCCGGAAGCCCACTTGGGAGCATATACCCCTGTCCTTGTATTAACCCATCCAATATTGCTTCCGATAGAAACATCTTTTCTCCAGTATCGCTTTCCTCTTTGGTAACTTTTCCCCTTCGTCAGAAAGGACTCAATATTCTCAATGGTTTCATCAAAGTTATCGTCAATAGTTTGCATACTTTCGCCAATCTTTTCAATAGTATCTTGAATGTCGTCATTTATCTCTGGCATACATAACGCTAATTTTCCAGTGTACTTCAAATTAAATCACCCCATTTCATTCCTGCGAATGCCGCCCAAGTTTTTTGGGGAGGATTCACAGTTAAATTTCCATTCACAATCACGATATTATCCAAACTTCCCTTCTCACTACTATAAGTGTTTTCTGTGATTGTTTTTGTGAATTTCGTTGCCCCAAAACGAATACCATCTTTTATCGCTTTTGGCGTATAGCTATATGGGCCATCACATCTCATCGTTAAAGTAATATATCCCTGTTTAAGTCCGTTGTGGATTAACCTTGAATCGCCTTCTACCATGCAATAAAAAATTCGATTTGGATTATCAACTGTAAAGAAGGGTTTATAATATGGCTGCATAAGCCATCGCGCCACTTCTCTGATTTTGCGTTCGTCATAGTAATACTCGAATGCAAACGTGAGATCAAAAGAAAGCGGTTCGAGTTCAAGCCGTTGGAAGTACGGCTTGTCTCTCCCCGCAATCTTTTTCTCATGGATATTGCGTGTTGGGAGGAATGTTTCTTCGAACATTCCTCCGCCGATCTTACAGTTAATGACGCCCATGTCTACAGAATAGATGCCATCGTAACAAAAATGAATGCCCTCTAGCATTAGAATCTTCCTCCCCTTGTGCGCTTGATGTCGTTAACAATTTGTTTAGCAACAATATCAGCGACATTCTTATCTGCGTTACCTTGTACGGTGACGTAGATGTTATATTCATTGTGTTCAGTTGTTCCAGATGCAACTACAGGTTCGGGCTTTCTGAAAAAGTCAAACAGATAATTAAGATTGGGAAGCACAGACTTAATCTTTTCAACAATTCTCGCTGTATCAAGAATATGCCCCGTTTGAGTTTTATCCAAAACAAGTTCTTTTTTGTGAAGTAACGCAAGTCTTCCTTCGTCTCCACTCCAGTCTCCCGTGTAGCCACCAGTTCTCAATCCAATCAACTTGTCATAAAGTCGTTTTCCATACTTGTCATACCAGACGCCATCTTTAAAAACTGCCCCAATCTTTTTCCCAAGTTGTAAATTTTCTTCATGAAGTTCTTTTTTTCGTTTTTCATCAGATGTTCTCAACCATTCGTCACTGTTCGCTTTCATTTTGGTTATCGTGCTCAGTTCGGCATCATTATTTTTAAGTTCATTATTTTTTGGCACTCCCGCTTGTGGTTTCGGGTCGCCATCTAAATTCACGGGGTTTACTCTTTGAACGATTCCGTTAAACGATCCAATATTTGCGTTTTTCAACTCTGTGAGAGCATCGATAGCGTCTCTAATCTTATCTGTGAAATTTGTAGTTATTATATCACCAAGTTCAGCCATTCGGCTCGTTACGTTCGATTGCCACGTCTCAAGTGACAGCAACATTTCATCAAAGTTGCCCTCAAGGACTTGACGGCGAAGCTCGGCAAACTTTCTTTCGTTTTGAAGTTCTTCTTCCCAATATTTTTGCCTAATTTCAGCTTCCTTTTCTAAAGCCTCAACCAGTCGTTGATGCTCCTCGTTCAACCTATCTCTCTTGGTTTCAAGTTTTTCCCTTTCCGATTCATACTCATCTTGAAGATTGTTTTTACGAAGTTCAATTTCACGTTTATATTTCAATTCTGTAATCTGCATCTCTTTTTCGGTTAACTGTTTCGTTAAATCAGCACGTTTCGATTTTGCCTCATAAGAATCGTCCATCGAAAGCAAATCAATTTGTTTTTTGAGTTCATCTGCTTCTTGCTCTAACCTTTGAAGATCGTTATTGTACATTCTGGTGCTTTCTTCTCTATCAATCATTTTCATTTGTTTGTTATATGCGTCTTCTAAAGCTCGCAATTCTCTTTCGATGTCTTTCATTAGCTTTTCATGCGCTTTTTCTTGTTGTTTAATTTTGTTTTCATAATATTTATTATCGGCTTCTTGCATTAACCTAAGCTGTTCTTTATACATTTCAACATAATCGTCTGCAAGCTGCTCGAAAATATCTTTAATTTCAAGGTTAACATCCTTAATAGCTCGTTCAGCGTCTTCTAAGCGATCTTCCCAATTTTCAATTTCATCCGTTATCTTTTCGACCATTTCTTTGCTGTCTTTATACTTTTCTAACTGTTCCTTGAGATATTTTACGGCACTCCTAGCATCATTTGCTTCACCTTTACGCAACGCAAGAATTTGCTGGAGATAGGATATATGTTCTTGATAATCTCCAATCTTGTCTTTGTCTACATTGTATTTAATTTGATCGTTGATTTTTTCAATCTCTTTTGCATACTTCTCACTTTCAGATGTAATCATATAGAGGTATTCGTTCAACTTAGATTTTGCAATTGTATCGTTTAATTCTTGAATTGTTGTAGCCATTTCAAGAACAGCTTCACGTTTTGCCCTAATGAGTTCATTCAATTCTGCTATTTGAGCGTTAGTCAAATTTTTATTGGTTGAACGTTCTTGCTCTAACAGTAGAAGCTCATCTTTGTGATATTTCATTTGCTCGTTCAAGAGAGCAAGCTTTTCGTTTGCATGCTTCCGATATGCTTCCGATGTTTCATCGTAAAGACTCATCGCATATTCCTGATATGCAATATCGTCAGTCAGCATTTCTCGCTGAATATTGTAATATTCCAAGCGAGAACGGAACATGTTTGCTTGCAATTCGATGATTCTGTCTGCTGTTGTGGCCGAATCTCTTTCTAATTCGGCCAGACGATCTCTAGCTTGGTCAATTTCTTGTTCAATTTCCGCAAGAAGCAACCTAGCAGTTTTGTTTTCATTGCCATTGGAATCAATAACAACTAACCCTTTCTTTTGGATGTTTCTCGCTTCAATTTGCCGTTTCAGCGATGCAATTTCATCGTCAATTGTCTTCTTCTTTTGATTTGTTAACTTGATTTCTTCGCTTAACGACTGACGATATATGTCGCTCCACTGATTGTTTTTCGCCTGAAGCCTTTGTTGCTCCTCAATTTTAGCATTCAGTTCTTGCATTGCTTTCGCATACTGATCAACCACATAGTACCCATCTCGAATGTTTTTGTTTTTATCCTTGTCGTTTCCAGTTATTTTACCGAGCATTGACGTAAAGTCTTGGTTGAGAATCATGTCCATCTTGTCAATTTCATCTTGAATGGCTTTCGCGGTTGCTTCAGCAGCCTTTTCTTTCGCCTTTAAGTCGTTGTATTCTTTCATCCGCTCGACTCGTTCGTTCAGCGATCTAAGTTCTTGAATTTTTGTTAAATCTGTATTAGACCAATTGCCAGTCCACGAGTCCAAGGGTGACTTCTTTTCATTTCCAACAAAAGGATATTGTTTCTTTCCAAGAAGCTCTTCCTCTAACTCAGCAAGCCTCGCCCTATCTCCGCTCGACAAAGCCATTACATTGTATTTTTGTTTGTATGATTCCGCAGCCTTTCTGTTGTACTCAATTTCTTCCAAGGCTTGTTGCTTTGCGGCCTCTCTTTCTTCTCGTCGTTGTCTCAGCGTTGCTTTAAAAATTTCTTCTCTAACTTTTGCCACATCTTTAAGACTCTCTTTTGTTAATTTTAAAACACCATTTTCTTCTTCTAAGTATTTGATAAGCTCTGGATATTCAGAAATCAAATCCATAATGTTATCAATTGATAATTCTTCACTTTTACTCAGTTGGCGATACGCAGAGTCGAGGCTTTTGATTTCGTCAATAAAGTCCTGTGTCTCTTGTACAACATCAGTTTGAAAGTTAAAGGGCTTGATTGGCCTGTTTTTCATTTCAAGATATGCGTTTCTATGGCTTTCTCTAAGTTCTACGAGCATATTGATCATGGCCTGAGTTTCAGCAGCTAAACTTGATACATCAAGATTGTCAGGGTTAAGAGACTTGATTATTGATTCAATAATTCTTATAGTTTCTTCTGCACTTTTAGGATCAATTGTTAATAGCTTATCGAAATCTATTCCCTTTTGTTCAACGGTTTTTATTGCATTGTCAATAATCTCCGGTACTTGCCCAATAATTTTCTTCGCATCGTCACCAAACATCTGAATATTTTCTTCAATTTGTTTCTTGAAACCATAAAGAAACTTATATTTATTTGTATTGGAGTCGATGCCTAATTCTCTGAGACGAATGCTGAATGCCTGATCAAGCATGCTGCTAAAAGTATCCATCTCGCTTCTCATGGTTGTTTCAAGGTTCTCTTTTGCTTTTTTAGCCGCCTCTTTTTGAGCTTCAATGTTTTTCATAAAAGTATTTAAGGCTTCGGACATTTTTTCTTTACTGTAAAGGGAGGGGTATTCTTGAATTTGTAAAAGATATTTCCCAGCAAGCTCCTGCTGTTCTTTGGGAAGCGTCATATACGCATCCATAACTTCTTTCTGATAAGTAGCCAACAATTCTCTAGTATCAGAAATGTTCGCTAATTCATTTTCAAAGAACGTTTTAATCTGCCCTACAATAGTTTTAACATTGTTCAGACCATCAATTTGATTGTCGAGTGTTTTTAAGTTTTCCAGAGAGCTATTAAGCTCTTTGAATTTTTCATCTTTAAGTTTTTTATCAAAATGTTCCTTCTCCGTTTGAAGCAAAAGTTGGCTGTTCTCGTATCGGAGTCTTCTAATTTCATCTGCTGTTTTGATTACCGCGTTTCTATATTCGTCATAATATGCGATTAAATCGGGCATTTTTTCGGCAATTTCTCTTGATAGTTTTTCAAATTCTTCTTGCTCTTCTTTTGTTCTACTGTCACCTTTGGTTTGAAGTTCTCCAAAACGATCAAGAACAATATTGTCTCCATCTGCGTTTTTATCAAATAAATCATGATAAGCATCTTTCAATTCTCTTAATTTTGAAATTTCATCATCAAGTTGTTTGATGTATTGTTTTCTCCTTCTTTGTTCTGCTGTCATTGCGCTTGCAACAAAATTTATTGCTTCTCCGATTGCCATAATAGCGCCAACATAAGGAATGAAGCGCATTAACGATCTTCCTGCCGCTAGTGTCCAAGTCGAAATGTTTTTGAGGGAGGCTGCAAAGCTGGAGGCTGACTTAACCGCATCTCTCAAACCTCGACTAAAAAACAACCCGCCGATTGCAGTAAAGAAGGTGAGTAGACGACCGCCGCCAACCGTTTCGACCAATTCAGTCATAAGTTCAATGATCTTTGTCAGAGCATCGATCATATTCTTTACGGCATCATCGTTGACGAGAGTAGTCCAAAAGCGTTCGAGAGCATTTTGCAATCTGCCAATTCTATACTCATAACCTTCCGTATATTTTTCAAACTCCCGTGTTGCTGACCCTGCGGAGTTCATGGCAGTTTCCATTGCAGATTGTGCGTCTTTCCAGTTATTAATAATCGAAGCAACAATTACACCTTGATGCTTACCGCCCATCATTTCAACAAGATTTGCTTGTTCAATGTCGGACAACTTATCCCATATCTTGCTGATATTTTCAAAAATCTCATAGGTGGACTTGAATGTCTTTCCGTCTTCTTTCATTAATTCAAGTCTGTTTTCTCCTGTAAGAGCGTATTCTTCATTGAGTCGTTCAAACAACGATTGCAATTGCGGCACAAGCTTCGCAAGATTTTCTCCTTCTTCAGAAACACCACGAAGCCTCATCGCAATTGTTTTTAAACCATTACCGACCTTTTTCGGGTCTTGAATTACTGCGTTTGCAGCAGATAAGAGAGCAATAGATTCTTCAATGCTATTTCCTGCTTCGTGAAGAACCGCAGACGAACGTTTCAAGCCTTCACCAATACCTTCTGCTGAAATAGCAAAGTTATTGGAAACTTCGTTGAACATATCAACTACAGCACGAACGTTATCACCTTGTTTGTCCACCTCAATACCAAAACCCTTGATTGTTGCGACAATGTTTTCTCCAGCGGCTTCTACGTCCATATCTCCGACGTTTGCATAAAGAATACTGTTTTTGCCGAGAATTGTAGCTTCTTCAAGAGTGTACCCAAGTCTTTGGAACTCTGTAGTAGCTTTAATGATATCAGAAGCGACAACGCCCAATTCCTTGCCCATTGCTGAAGCGGTTTGTCTGAATTGCTCAAGCTCTTGGTTTGACGCCTCTGTTACCTTAGCCAAATTGATCATTGCTTTATCGATCTCAAGGATTTGTTGGAATCCTTGTTGAATTTGATGAAGTGTCCCATAGAAAACCCCAACAGCAGATGACCACATTGGAACTTTCTTAAATGCTTGTTCTAAAGTCCCAATAGGAGACGACCTTCTGCGCTGATCTTCTTCACGAAGCTCACGCGCTCTTCTGTTTAGAGTATTCAATCTGTTGTCAATCTCTTTGATCATGCTGTTAAATTCATTGCCGAATCGGCTCGGAAGCTCTTTGGCTAACGCATCGATTTCGTCGATAATCTTTTTTAATTCTGCTCTTTGCGAAGACGTTTCACTAAATCCACGTGTAGCGCGATAGCTGTAACTTTCAAGCTTTTCTCGATAGTGTTGAATAGTCCTCAGTCTATTCGTTTCTTGGGACTCTGTGTCACGAAAACTTTGATATTTGCTTCTCAAGGAACCGATTTGCTCTTGAATTGCCCGTTGTTCTCGATAAGTAATCTCGGTCCCACGTTCTCGCAATGCATTAATTTGTTGTTGAATCCGTAAGGCCTCTTGTGCCAATTCATTTCTTCGGCTTTCATCTTTGATGAGGCGTTCTGATTGGCTGATGATGCTTTGAACGGAGTCGTTCAATTTGTCGGTTGCTTTCACTGAATTGAGCTTGTATTTTTCAATCAACTCATTAATCTTGCTTTGTTCTTTACCTGCTTTAACAATATCATCATGAAGACGAACAAGCTTCTTCATCTCGTCTTCGATCATTGCAATGTCTTTTTTGGAGGAAGTGAAGTCCATAAGTTCATTTAAGCTTTTTACATTATTTAAAATTGAGTCCGGCACCACGCCTCTCATTTTTTCAATTCTTTCATCGTTACGAGCTTTAGAAATATCAATGCTTTCTTGACGCGCTTGGCGCTTAACAGAAAGTGTATTTAACCGTTTGATTGTGTTTGCCACTTGGTTTAAATCTCTTTCAAAGCTTTTAGAATCACTTCGTAGGCTTGCGATCATTTTTCTTACATTTTCAAATTCTTCGTCCTCAATAAACCCTTCTTGTTTGATGCGACGAATTTCTTTCAGCCATTCTTCCGTGCTTTGGTTGATTCGATTTTGACGATCAAGAAGAACCTCATATCTTTTGTCCATATCACCAATATCTTTGGTGATGGCTTTCAATTCTTTATCAAACTTTTCTGAGTCAGCATTTAACTCGCTCATTCGTTTTCGCATTCCGTTAAGGTCTTCGCCGCTCAAAACTTCAGCATATTTCTCTTCAATTTCGTTAAGTTGTCTTTCCCAAACAGTCGTAGCTTGATTGAGTCTGACTTGGTTTAATCCAATTCGTTCAACCTCTTTGTTAATGGCTTCTGCTTGAGCTAATTCAGCCTTTCTTTCTTCGGCTTTCCTTTTAATTTCTGCTCGCTCACGTTTATCGCCAATTCTATTGGCAAATCTTTCTTCCTCTTTAAGATTGTTAATGTGCTTTTTTTGGCTTTCTATGAGTTCTACATAGGACGCATTCGCCTTATCGATGGCCCTCTTTAAGTCTTCATAGGTTTGGGCTTTGCCGATTTCGGCGATGTCCTCCCGAAGTTTAGGTAACGCATCTCCCGCAACATTAGGATCAATCTTTTTAATCTTTTTGTTCATTTCGGCAACAGAATCTTTTCTGTTGTTTAAAAATTTTCTATAGTTAATATGACTGATAAGGTTTACATATCGTTCATTGATCTTTTGAAGTTGTTTATCAAGCGCTTCTAAATCCTTAATTTCTTCGCTATTCAGTTTAGCTACAGCATTCTTATAACTATTTAAAACTCTTTTATCAGCAATACCTTGTCGCTCAATCTCAAGCGCTTTAGCTTCTAATTTCAATTTTTGTTCCGCTAGAGTTTTTTGAAGTTTCAATTCATCGGTTCTTGCCTTTTCGTGGTCGATTACCTTTTCATCAACTAGAAGTCTTCTCTCAACGCCTTCTTCTCTAATGTAAGACTTAGTTGTTTTCTCTGTTCTGTTTCCGCTTGTTCTTTTAATAAGCTGTTGACCATTTTTTAAAGTTTTAATTTGCTCTCGGAGAAGCCTATTCCCTTCTTCAATTTCATCGTTATATGTCTTTGCACTATTTTTAGCATCTTTGAATTGTTGTTGAATTTGACTCCCTACATCTGGAACCTTATCTAAGCCCAAGCTAAGATCGATTTTTCCGATGTTATTTAACAGAGATTGAATCTTTTTGATCTCGTTAATAAATGAGCTTTCATTTGCAATTAGCAAACTAACCTGAAGCTTATACCCTTCACTAATCTTTTTAAGAGACTCTTTTATTTCACTCTCCGCGTTTGACATATCGACGCCAATCAAAATATTAAAATCATTTTTTCCGCTCACTATTTAACACTCCTTTTTTGCTAATGTGAAAACAAAAAGGAGTGCATAATAAACACTCCTTAAAATCAATCATAATTAATCTCTTCTACGATCTCGCACCATCGATCATACTCCATAGCCTCTCCACCACTAAAAGTCTTTTGGCAGTTCAAGATTGCGTCCCTAACTGTCAAAAGCATTTCTTTACGCTCTTCATTTTCTTCAATAATAAAGTCTTCGTTCATCAAACTTGAATATTCTTTATCGAACGCCTTTTTATTTGGAACATCGTATGCATCTACACCATTGATCTTCACAATAATCGGATTTCCGCTCTCATCAAATCGAGCAAATTGCCTAATGAGTTCTGCATGTTCTTCACGAATCAGCTTTACTCGCTCCATCAATAACCGAACAAACCGAGTGCGAAAACGAGATTCCCTACCGATCAATTCAAGGCTCATGAGAAAATTAGCAAACGCTTCGACTTCATAATTTTTCATTTTCACTGTAAATCATCTCCTTTTACTCAAATTTCAAATTTCTTCTTCGTATTTTGCAATTTTTTCATATCTCGTTTAATGTAATGCTTTAATGTCGTATCGGGAGAGCGATGATTCAAAAGCTCTTGAACGTCTTCCAATGCCATACCTTTATTGAAAAGCAACGAGCTTCCCGAGTGTCTAAGGTCGTGCGGATGTAATTCTGGAATGCCAATAAGATTTCCAATCTTCTTAATCCAAACAGTTTGAATAGTGTTTTTCGTTACCTGTTTCCATTCTCCGTTGTATTTTGTAATAAACAAGTACTCGCTTTCAATCCCATTTTCTTTACGGTAATCCAGCCATTTTTTAATAAGTTCCACAGTAAGGTCAGATGGATAGCCAGTAACAACATATCCTTCTTTTTCTCGAATGCCCTCGATAACACCATTTTCAAAATCGATTTGTTCCACCTTAATATTCTTTACGGCGTTTACCCGCAACATAGTAGACAGAGACAATTCAAAATACAGTTGAAGTTGAATGTCGCCTAACTCTTTCAATTTTCGCCTAATCTCATCGATCTGCTCTTGGGTAAGAAAAGTTTGAGTTATCTGCGGCTTTTCTCCTGCTCGCACAGACGGGCGCTCGATAAAATCTAGCGGATTAGCTTTAATCCTTCGCTTTTTAAGGAGGTAGAGGAAGAAAGAAGAAATAGAGCTAAGTCTGCGTTGGATTCGCCTTTCATTATTTCCTAAAACGCTGACACAGAATGCAACATAATCTTCAATCAAATCGACCATTTCCTCAATTCCATCGTCATCTTTAAGAATTTTTAAAATATCTTCCGCCTCCAATCCTCCTTGTTCGTATCTATCATGAATAAACACCAACCATTGATTAAAATCAGATTCGTAGCTCGCCTTCGAGGACTCGCTTAAATTCATATTTTTATAGTTAAAATACTTTTGGATATGACGTTTGTTTTCTTCGCATACTTTTTCTAGCTTGTCTTTTGTAACGTATCGAATATACTTCCTTTTTCCAGACATTGAACTCACCTACCGCTCATATATTGCTTCAATTCTTTTGTCAATTGCGATTTATTAAGACTTTTTACCGTATGGCTAATAAAATCACGTGGTTCATAGTAGGGTGTAAAAGGAGGAGTATTCCCCGCCATCAGCATCCTGTCGTACCTCGGTGTAATCCAATCGTATTTGACAGCATATCCAGCATTCATCGCCCAAAGCTTACCTTTGATGATGAGCGGCGCTAACAATCCATCTCCTG